CTGCTTGCGGGTAATTTGCATCACCACACGGTCATCATCCGCCAGGTAAAATTCAATGCGGGCTTCCTGGGGGCGGTAGTGCTCATCGTCCCATTTGGCGGTCCAACTAGTGCCTTCCTTGTTGTTTTTGGTAGGAAACGCTTGCGGGAGCGCCTTGACGATCAGCTGGCGATAAATTAACCAGGCGTTTTCGGCTTCTTCTGGTGGGATGGGGGGCACAGGGATAACTTCAACTACTTCCCGTTCATCCCGTATCCAAGGCACAAAGGCGACAAACTTGCCATCGTTGACAAAGCTATCGATCAAGTCACCCAGCGTCTCCTCACCATTTTGCTCCACAAACAATTGGTAGTCCTGGAGTTCATCAATGACCTTGCCTTTCTCGGCGTCCCCCTTGTTGAGGGCAATGGCGGAAATGGCGGGGCGAGATCCCAGGACGGCATTATGCAAGGTATCCTGGGTCCGTTGTGAATTAGACATCATCAAGGGGACGTGCTGGTTACTGGCATCTGGCCAGGGATAGTTTTTCTGCCCCATCCAACCGCGATATTTGGCATACCGCTGGAGCCGATCATCACTCCACCCAGCACGATCCGCCAGGTCCTCTCGGTAGCGCCGGAGAACGGTCTGGACGAATTCATCCGCATTGTCGGGAGTCAGAGAAGTACGGCGCTCAATAGCCATTCGTGCGTCCTAATGCTTGGTATATTTTACCGGAATCCTTAATGCCCCTAAAAGAGGGGTTAGAATTTACCAAATATTTGTGCAAAGTCGGGAAATCATCATGCCGTTGCTTAGCCCGTTGCTTCTGATCCTTTTCGAGGGAACGCTTGTGGTCGTCCCACGAATAGCGTTTCATTTGGTAGATCGTTTTGATGCAGCGCGGGTCGATGGCGACACGAGGTATGCGTGTAAACTCGTCAGGCTTGAGGTAGTCATTGAGGGTTTGCCGTCCCACTTCGCTATCATCCGCCAGATCGAATGGCAACCCTGCTGCTTCAAATGAGTCTTGCCATGTTGTGGCGCGGTCAGTACCGCTTGGAGAACGCCCCATATTCGGGTCAATAAGGCGGCGAATGTGCGTCCAGCCATAGTCGGCCTCCACCTCGGCCACTTGGTCAGCCACATCCTGGGGGCTGCCCGTGACCTCCAATTCATGCACTTGGTGCAGGTCATCATTAGGGTCAATTTGGACCCAAATGAGCATATGAGGCTTGCGTGGATGAGGATCAATTAAACAGACCACGGGATAGAGCGGGTTGGCGACCACATCTTTGACATGGGTGAATTCCACAATGTCATCGCTGCCACAGGTCCCACATTGCTCGATTTCGGTGCGGATGGAGAGATCATGGCACTGGAAACACCAAATATGGGGGGTGTCAGTAAAGAGGGGGTGAACACGATTGCTCAACCGAATGGGTTGGCCATAGATACGGGTGGCTTGCTCATTTTTGGAGAGGGTACGGGCCAGTTCAGCCAACGCGGTCTGGTTGAGGTTCTGGTTATCAGTGGCGTACATGTTGAACCAGGCATAGGTCTTGTCGTGGTCCTTACCCGGTTGGGCTGGTTCGTATACCCTGTCAAGAATCCAGTCTACGGGGATGGTAGGATCATCGGGCCAAGTCATGCTCAGCATCTGGGTACCATCGACACGCTTCACACGGACCAGATTTTCAATCCAAATAGATTCCTTGGGGGGTTCATCATGGAGGCAGAAGTGCACGTCACCTGAGGCAAAATCAGAGGGGTCCTGGTCATAGGACATAAATTGAAAGGTGCTAATTCCTTCAATCACGTCACTGCCTGGTTCACGGTAATAGACCTGAAGGGTACGGGTGCGCTCTGTCCAACTGTCTTTCCACTCCCCCTTGATCAGGCAGTGCTTGGGTATCCATCCAAAGTGCCCACGAGTGCCCCCCGGTCGATCCACTCCCTGCCAGCGCCACCACTGGAGCTTGGGGAGGATCACAGGTGCGAGGGTCGTGGTGAGGGATTCGCAGACCACTCGACAGTTGATCGGCCCCCTCAATTTACGGTGGGGATAACGGGCTGCGAGGGCAAGCGGGATTTGACCCGTGGCGCGGATCACCATTTCGGTGAGCGCCGTGTCCGTCTTAGAGGCTCCGTTTCCACCACCTATTCCCAATATTTTTGCTTCACTATAATGAATCTCTTCAGCCACCTTGCTGACGGGTTGGTAGTATCTTAGCTGGTTCACTTGTCGGTCGAACGCTTGGAGTTCCAGGGCAGACTGGACCATGGAGACAATGTCGTCATCCTGGAGGGAGGATAAACCTGCTGGGTCCAGGCCATCAAGGGTGGTCAACAGATCCATCTAGGCTGTACCCTCCGTGGGGGCAATTTCCACCTTTCGCTCTGTCAACGTGATGTGGCGACGCTTCATCTCCTCAGCCAGCCGCGGCAGGAGGTCATCCAACTTGGTCTGTTGCTGGGTGCTGATAATCGAGGTCGGTTGGCCTTCCAGAAGTAACAACTTCTCGGTGGCAATCCCTAACGAGATCATCACGTCCTTCAGTTTGCTTTCCCCTAGCATGCGCTCCAGGCGGTCCCCCTCTAGCAACCAGGAAGTGAGGCGGCCCGTCAACTGCTGCGTGGAGAGTTTAAGATCATTCTTGTCATATTTGCTAAACTTTCCACCTTTGGAATAAGGCACGCCTCCTTGGGTGCGAGGTTTGCCTACCACCAGGTCATCCAGCGTTGGCAGGTCTGGTATAGGACGTACTGGACTTGTGGTACTGCTAGTCTTTTCAGCCACTTAGCAACCACCTCTCATAAAATCAATCACTTACAGGGATCCTTTTGTTTTCCCGTTGCATACCCCATATGAGTCCCTTTGCCCAACGGGGTGGGGGGGTCTGCCGGTTCATTTCAACCAGTGTATCTGATTAGATACAACAGCTGGTGCATAGGGTATAAGGCTTGCATACTGTAGCATATTGCTACACGCTGCCTACCTACTGTATCTAGAAGGATACACCTTTGCCCACCTTACTGAGTAGATATGTCGCCCTTCGCTACACTAGCAGCCAGCCTGCCCCTATTTGCCCCACTTACACCCCTACTGTAGCCATACACCCCATTCATGTTCACGTTTTGAACTGGGAAATGGGGTTATGTAATGGGTACATGTACTTCCATACATATGTATCACAAAAGATACACCTGTATATGTGTCGTTTGGAGGGGTAGTGTGGTATAAATGACACACTTTATAGGCTTGACAACGGTTATCCTGTGGGGTAGCTTATAGGACAGAGCGGAGGTACTGGAGTTATGGCACTAGAAAGGAGGCTATACATACTACCATAACTCCAATGAATCCGTACTCTCCTACATACTAAGTGGCAGGGGTTGTACTGCCATATATGGAGTACATTAGAATCATCTAATCAACCAATGATCAAGCAAAGGGGATAGACGATGCCACAAAAGAGCGGTAATGAATCATGGTACTACAATATCAGTCAGGAAATGAGCAAAAATGAAATCAGCATGGCGCAGGCTGAACTACAGCTCACCTATAGGCTAGTCAAGCAAATGCGAGACGAGGGTTGGTCACATGGGCGTATTCAAAAGCACTTCCAAGACCATTGGGCCATCTCACATGGAGCATACTACCGGCGTCTGAAGTGGATACGGGAAATATGGGCGCTCAAATAGTGGTATGCAAGGAATAGGCCGGTACAAATGACACACTTTTTGTATCACTAAAAACACAACCTGTGTCATTTGTACCAGGCTACTTGTATGGCCAACCACTATACATAGTGTGTATCTAATTAGATACACACCAGGGGTTGTGGAAATAGGGTAATAGAAACAATGGCATACATGCTGCATATAGGTTAGGGCATGAACGCGAACACTAACCAGGGGGGCAATATGGAACTCAGGCACTACGCAATGTGTTACGAAACGCCTTACGGCAGGGCGGGAGTTGTAGAAACATGGCCAAAACTTCGACAAGAGTATCAATGCTTTCCTGCGAATACAAAAC